TTCTTTCCTTTTCACAACCAACTTCTAAATGTTCAACAGTTAAAAATCCGTCCTCGTCAGTTAGCATTTCTCTAGTTGACTTTTCTTTTGCAACTGCCGCCGCTAAACATTCTGCTTCTGTGCTAAATGTTCTTGGTGGATCTTCATACATTGTTCTGCAATCAACTACTGTAACAACACACATAATTGCAAACATTTTAAACATTAATGACCGTTACCGTTTTTGTACACAATCTCTCTGTCTGCGTCTTTAAGTTTTTCAATTGAATTCTGTGCTTTTTCCATTTGCTCTTTAAGAAACTCAATGTTTACTTTGTTGTTAGCCATGTCGTCTAGATGCTTTTGCATTCTATCCACGCTTTTGTATAGGTCTTCAATTAACATGAATTGTTCAATGTCTTGTGAACTTTGACCTAATTCTCCTCTTGGATATCTAATTCTAAAGTCCGTGTTTTTAGTAACTTCGTTGTGTAATCTTTCATCTTCAGCACTCATATCTTTTTCTAACAGTACTGATTGTGTTTCTAATTTATTAAGTCTTTCAATTACACCAAAATACGCCCATACGCCAACTGCCACTGCCGACACAATGGCTATCAAATTTTTCATTGGCATACTAATTGCAGTCTGATCGCTAATATTAAGTCTTTTCATAATGTACGTATTTATTATCTATCTTTTAGATCCAGTATGGAATATGTCTGCTTCGTTAATCACTTTAAAAGAAAAACCCCTATTTTTACACCAAAGCCTTGCTGATTTCCATTTTGCTTGGTTTATTATTAATTGTGCTTGATTGTATCTGTTTCTTCCCACACTTTCCATTTTAGTTTGATTCTCAGGCTTGATCTCAATGACATCTGCGTGTTGTCTTCCGTTTTTGTCCACATATGCAATAAAAAAATCTGGCACATAAACAGAAAATTTTCCATTGAGAGGATGTTTGTAAGGAATTTTTATTGACTCACTGGCCCATTTAGAAATGCTAGGACTTTCATCACAGAATCGCATGAAAGCAAATTCCCAACTGCTTCTATAAAGAGGAGTTTTGCCCCCAACATATTTGTCAGGATATTTCATAGCGAATCTACCCTGTGCAAATTTAGCCATTTTACTTCACTATGTTTCTTTTTTCTGTTTGGTTAGATGCTGTTGTATCTTTGTATCCAAGAGATGAAATTTTTGACCTGTTTGCATTTAGTATTTCTGTAACTATTGCACTTAATTTTACATCATCAATACCTTTAAGAGTATCTATTAAAGTAAAAGCATTAATGCCATCTATTTTTGCCTGTGTCAATAATACAGTTGCAGTTGATATAGAACTTTGTTTGCTGAAGCCTCTAGACTCAAAATAACCCACCATTGCATCAACATCATTAGTTGCAAAAGTTAATGTTGGCTTGTTTAAATTTTCAAAAAACTGTCTTGTTTCTCTGTCTGGGTTTTGTGTTATTGGTGTGTTTGTCATTTATTATCTCTTTCTTATAAGTGCTTTAACAGTGTTTCCAAACTTACTGGAACTACGAGCAATTACAGTGTCTCCTAATCCGCCACCTCTAGTGTAACTTGAATCTGCTGTTCCACCTATTCTGCCAACTGCACCTTTTAATATATTAAATCCTTCTTGAGCCAATCCTGCTTTAGATAAATTTTTTGCATTTTTTATTGCATTTGCCCCACGTAAAATATTTCCTAATGTAAATCCGCTTCTGCCTGACTCTCCTCCAGATATGTCTGTGTTAGGGCCTCCTTGACCACCAAACAATCCAAATGCAGATGCAACTCCACCTGTCCCAAACACACTTGTTGTACCTCCACCGGACAAAGAATTAGGAGAAGGTGTTTGGTCATAATGTTCTTCTGCAAATCCTCTTGGAACACCTTCTGACACTGCACCTCTACCGTAGAACACTGCTTCATATTCTAATGCCATAGAGTTAGCCGCAGGTTCACTGTCTGCATTGTTTAATGTGTCATGTTGCCACTGTGTAATGATTGGATTAACAAGATGGTACATGGTGTATCTTTTTCTAGACATTTGAAAAATTTGTATACTGTCAAAAAATGCTTCATGCTGATCATTGTCTAAACCAAATCTAAATTTTCTAAAATCTTGTGCGGAGTTGTAAGCAAGTGACCTACTGAATGCTGTTGCACTTGCGTCAACGCTACCTGTTGCATTTATAAATGCTTCCGGTGATCTTTTTGCTGACTCATCAGATCCGTACCATCCATCTCTAAAGTAATATCTGTAATACATTTCCCACAACGCAGTTGTTACACCGTAATTGTCATCATGGAATACCATCTTGATAGGATCATAACTTATTTTTGTGTGTAACTTTCTTTTTTTATTGTACTGCTGTGCAACAACAGTTTCTATTGAATACTGTGGCAAGTCTACATTTTTAACCAACATATTCAATTCATTTTGATGTTTGTTTTTAAAGTTGCTCAAAGTTTTAAAAATACGAGATCCATTAGGGTGTGCTGGACTGTTTGCAATCATCCTGTCTAATACATTTTGATTAATGTTAAAAACAACGTGGAAAAGAAATTTTGACTTTGGTGCAAGTCTAAAACTATCGTCTACGTACAGTCTTGCCGCATGAGCAAAATCTCCAAGATTACCTTTTGGCTCAAGGATTCCGCTTTTTAATCCGTCTAAAAATGGTGTAAGAATATTTGCCATATACTGTATTTATATGATGAAAAATGTGGTATTTTAAAAACAAAAAAGGCGACTTAAAAAGCCGCCTTCAGTCAATTTTTAATTTGTAATTAGCCTTGTGTTGTAGCATCAACTGGAGTTGAATCACCTACTAACATAGCGATCGCGAAAACGATTACCACTACTGCTACGCCAATCCAAACTTTTTTGTTTTTTAATAGTTTTTTCATGGTTTTCTCCTTCCCTTGGTTAGTAAAAAAAAAGGGGCCGGAGCCCCCTTTTTAATTTATAATTGCAAATGAAAATTATGCACCGCCGCCGGTTATCAATGTATTCACTGTTCTGCCCACAGCCGTACCAACACCTGTACCTTGAGGTGTTTGTATTGCATTATCATATCTTAATGATAATGTTACTGTAACTGGCTCACTTGTGTTGTAAGCCAATGTGTTGTAGTTTGCTGACTCGACATAGCAACCATACAACTCAAATGTTTCTAGAACTCCAACTGTATTGGCACCATTAGCACCATCAGTAATTTCAATTCTAGTAACAAATTTATAATCAGCACCGCTTGCCGCCGCTGATTGTTCGAAGAAATCAAATTGTTTTTGTAACTGTTCACCAACAAGTTTTTGTACGTTGTTGTTTACATCTTCTCTTAATGTAAGTGTGATTGGTTCCCAAGTGTGTTTTCCAGCAAGATAAACTTTACTGTTGTAAACATCAATTGTAGTGTTTTCAAATGATAGATTAGGTCTTGTTATATCCTGCACTTGTTTTGTCAACTCTGTTGTTGGAGTTGATACACCAAAATTTTCTAACATTACTCTAAAACGATACTGTAATTTTGGCATTAACAGACCTTGATTAGATGCACTTTGATTGCTATCTAAAGGTACTGTAATTTTTGATAGTGTAGATATGCTCATTTGTTTCTCCTAATATATTTATCCTTATTATAACCCTGCTATTTCGCCAGTATTTTTAAGTCTCAATGGAATGTAAATGAACTCCACTGCTTTGACTGGCTCTATTGCTATATCTAGATATAATTCATTTCTATCTATTCTAGCAGGTGTGTTGTTTGTTTCGTCACACACAACTAGGAAGTCATATAACGCTCTATTACCAACCAATTCTAACATTAAACTTTCTGCTTGAGCCTTGATTTCATCTCTTGTAGTTTTATCATTTGGTTCAAACACATAAGGTCTTGCTAATTTGTTTAACTGACTTCTTAGGTAGATAACAAGTCTTGCAACGTTGATTCTATCTAAAGAACTTGCCGCCGCCGCTCTTGTTTTCTGTCCGTAGTTTACTAAACCAGCGCCTGTTATGAAAGTTATTGGGTTAACATTACCTGCGTAAAGTGTGTCTCTTTGTCCTTCATTTAATGAAACTCCAACAAATTCACCTTCACTGTTAATGTAACCAGTTGATGTTGCGTTGCTTATGCCACCACGTCTTGTACCTGCTGGTGCAAACCATGGGAAAGAAACTTGATCGCTTAATGCAATA